AAAAGAATTTTCACGATTATCATCTATCTTATATTTATCATCCATTATATTTAGAATAATAAAAGAAAAAGAATTCTTTCGCAGAATAATAAAAGAAAAAGAATTCTTATTCGATTATTCCTTTACACCTTTGAACATTTAAAACGCCTATAAACCATAATCACCTCCTCTTTTTTCGTAAGTTTCATAATTAAATCCAGTCTGTTTTATAGCGTTTTTGAACCCGATATCTAAAATTGATTCTGAATAAATATATTGATTATTACTATTTTGATAAAACTTACCATCGGGGGTTATCATTATATAACTATTATTCATATCTTCATTATCTTCCTTAATAAGGATGCCTTTATCATTCAGAAATCTATGACGATCAATGAAATTGTAAAATTGTTTATCGCTAATAGATAGTCCATCATATACATGATCATTTTCACCCATAATACGAAGTATCTTAAATACCTTCCAACGATTTACATTATTACGAATGATAAAATCATTCCAATCCTCCGTATGGTTATTTCTTAGAATAACTGTATTTAGTTTTGTTTGAATATTTAGACCATTATTTACATTAATTGAATTAATTCTATTAAGTAATCTTTCTGTGATCTCTACATGGTTTCCGAATCCTCTCCCTATTTTTGTATTAGTAATATTGTCTATACTATCACAACTAATACCAATCTGATCTAAATATCTTCCATAATCGGTTAGCCACTTTTTTGTCATCCTTGACCCATTTGTTATAATAGATGTTTTTAGACCTTGTTGGTTAGAATATTTAATAAACTCACCAACATTCTTATTTAGAAGAGGTTCCCCCCCCGCAAAATTAATTTTGTAAATATCATTATTTTTAATTTCATCTATCAATGCAAACCCTTGGTCAATATTTAAATTAGTATTAATATGGGAGAAATGAGCATAACAGAACTTACATTTATAATTACAATCTTTTTCTAAGTGCCAATTTACAGTTATTCTTTTCATTCCTTTAAACATCTGTAATTATTATTGTTATTTATTGTTATTTAATTTAATTAATCAAATTTGATTAATTAGTAGGCATTTTAAATGTTCAAAGGTGTAAATAAAAATATTTTCATATCAAAATGGCTGAGTATGATGTGAAAATATTATGTCAAGATCCATATATTTTTGTAATTGATGATTTTTTAAAAGATGAAGAATGTGAATTTATAAAAAAAGTATCTAAAGATGGATTAAAATTAGCAGGAGTATCTTATCTTAATAAGGATAAAGAAAAATATGGATCTAATTATAACGGAAGAACAAATTCATCAAAGTGGATCAATAAAGAAAAATATCTGTTAATGAAAAATATTTGTAAGAGAATTGGTAAAATGATGAATTGTGATTATAGATATTTTGAAGATTTTCAAGTAATTCATTATAAAGAATCTGAAGAATATAAGTATCATTATGACGCGTATGATAAAAATGAAACAGAGAAATATGAAAAATTTTGTTCTGAAAGAGGTAATCGTATAGGAACTGTTTTAGTTTATTTAAATGATGTAGAAGAAGGAGGAGAAACAGGTTTTGATTCTATTGATAAATCAGATGAACCATTATTAATTAAACCGAAGAAGGGTCGATTAATTCTTTTTAAGAACCTTAATAATGATGGATCATTGAATATGAAATCGAGACACGCTGGTTTACCGGTCAAAAAGGGAGAAAAATGGGCATTTAATTTATGGTTAAGAGAAAAATTTTAATATTTATCCAGAACAAGATTCACACGTTTCAGGTTTAACTGTAAACTGAATCGCCTTAGATGAAGGTCTTGTTCTTAAATAATAAATACCCGTTTTTAATCCTTTCTTCCAAGAATAAAAATGCATAGATGACAATATCTTTGTATTCGGAGAACTTACAAATAGATTCATACTTTGACTTTGACAGATATATTTACCTCTGTCAGCTGCCATATCAATAATATTTTTTTGTTTCATTTCCCAAACTGTTTTATATCTTGGTTTAAAATGACTAGGTATTTCATTTATTCCTTGAATAGAACCGTCATTTTGAATAATTTTATCTTTCATTTCACGATTCCATAAACCAAGTGATATAAGATCATTCACCAAATATTCATTAAGAACCATATAATCACCTGCTAATACACGTCTAGTATAAATATTAGACATTACAGGTTCAAAACATTCATAATTACCCAAAATTTGAGCGGTAGATGCTGTAGGCATAGGGGCAACTAAAAGACTATTTCTAACACCATATTTTTGTATTTCATTCATTAATCCAGACCAATCATACCGATCAGATGATTTATGACCCCATAGATTATGTTGAAATTTACCCTGATGTAATGGTGATCCAATGAATGATGAATAAGAACCCAAAAATTTATCTCTTTCCATTTCTTCTTGAATGTATGGTGTATCTTTTTTAATTTGAAACAATACATCTGATGATACAAAATGGGTTAATCCTGTTTCGTGTGATTGTTCAATACCTGTCTTTAAAATATTCATATTATATTCTCTTGCTTTTGCTAATTCCATCGATTCTAACATAGCTCCATAGTAAATAGACTCAAAGATCTTTTCATTTAATTCTTTAGCTAAATCTGACTCAAATGAAATACCAAACTCAAAGAATACATTTGCTAGACCTTGAACACCCAAGCCAATTGGACGATGTCTCATATTTGATCGTCTAGTTTCGGCAGTAGGATAATAATTATAATCAATTATATTGTTTAAATTCCTAGTTACGATTCTTGTAATATCTACTAATTTATCATAATCAAAAGTGGGTCGAAGATATTCTTCTAATTCTGTATAACCACCAATATGTTGAAATTTATTACCATCAATACGATAAATTTGTGGAAATTTAACACCGTAAAGTATATCTTGTACAAGTGACAATCTTTCGTGAGAAAGTTTTTCATAATGAATATTGTATCTTATACAATATTTCTCTGCCATATCGCAATAAATACAACCGGGTTTAGAATATATCCTAAATATAAGATTTTCTGTATTTTTAGGAACAACAAATTTCTTAAGAGAGATAGATGCTAAATTACATACAGCAGTTTCATCTTTATCAGAATATTCCATAATTTCAGTACACAAATTAGATGATTTAATAACGCCTAGATTCTTTTGATTAGATTTATAATTACAAGCATCTTTATAAAGTAAATAAGGAGTGCCTGTCTCAATCTGAGAAGTTAGAATCGCAGACCATAGTTCTCTAGCATTAATCTTTTTACGATATAATCCTTGTTGTACTAAAGAATCATATTTATGAACAAAGTCATCACCATAATAATCACTTAGATTACAGGCTTCATTCGGACAGAAGAGAAACCATTCTTCATCTTTTTCAACTTTTTCCATAAATAGATCAGGAATCCATAGAGCATAAAAAAGATCTCTAGCTCTTTCTAATTCATTACCGTGATTCTTTCTTAGCTCTAAGAACTCAAATATATCAGCGTGCCACGGCTCTAAATACATTGCGAATGAACCATTTCTCTTTCCACCACCCTGATCAACATAGCGTGCTGTATCATTAAATACCCTAAGCATAGGAACTATACCATTCGACTTACCGTTCGTTCCAGCAATAAATGAATCTTTTGCTCTAACATTATGTATATGAAGACCAATGCCACCAGAATGCTGCGATATCAAAGCACAATCATTAAGAGTTTTATAAATACCATCTATTGAATCTTCTTTCATTGATAGTAGAAAACAACTGGCAAATTGTTCGCGATTAGACCCAGCATTAAAAAGTGTCGGAGTTGCGTGAGTAAAATAATGATCAGACATATAATCATATGATTCAAATGCTTTATCTAAATTATTTCGATGTATTGAAAGACATACGCGCATAATCATATCTTGTGGCCTTTCAATAATCTTATTCTTAATCTTGTATAGATAACTCTTCTCAAGAGTCTTAAGACCAAAAAAATCAAATAAATAATCTTTTGAATAATCTATTTTCTTATCAATTATATCTTTATTTTTCAATACTAATTCATAAAAATCCTTGTTAACTAATGGCTTTTCATAATTATACAATTCTACCATTTTTTGTGAAAACGAACTATATGTATTCTTATGATGATTTGATACAATTATACGACTCGCTAGTATAGAATATTCCGGATTAATTGAATACATTGCTATAGCAGTTTCAGAAGTAAGACGATCTAATTCTGATGTCTTAACTCCATCAAATATTTCTTGAATTACCTTTTGAGCAATTTTAGTTGTATCGATATTTAATTTTTGATCAAATTCTTCACCAAATGCTAAAGAATTTATACGCGCCAATATCTTATCAAAAGAAACATCTTCATATAATCCATTTCTTTTCTGAACACGCATTATACCCGATTTATACATTTATATAATAACGCCACTTTTAAGTAAATTTGACTTAAAAATATATGATTTTTATATAAATATCATATAATATGAAAATTGCTATTATTGGCAAAATGTGCTCTGGGAAAAGCACAATTGCTGATATAATTTTAAATCATAATACTGATTATGAAAAATTTTCGTTTGGTCAGAAAGTTAAAGATTTAGCCAAAGAACTCTTCAATATGATTGGTAAAGATAGAGCTTTACTAATTAATTTTGCAAATAAAATGAGAGAAATTGATCCCGATGTTTGGATAAATCAGGTTCTTTATCAAACAAACGGTAAAGAATTCTGTATTATTGATGATATAAGATATCAAAATGAATTAGATTCTCTTATCAATGATAATTGGATTATTATTAAATTAAGCATCTCAAAAGAATTACAAGAAAAAAGAATTAAAGAAACGTATCCTGAAACATATAAAGAACATCTTAAATATATTGATCATTTTTCAGAGAATCAAGAATTAAAATTTAAATCAGGTTATCCACATTTAACACTAAATGTTGATGATTTTGATAAAGAACAATTAAAAGAAAAAATTATCTATTTCATTGAACATAATATTTAATAAGTTTATAATCCTTAAAAGTATTCTTTTAAAGAATAAATAATATTTATTATGAATCTAAATGATTGGTTAATGACCCCCATACATTATGAAGATGGATTTTATTTAAAGGATGTATTAAATATAATGTCGAGACATATTACGAGATGGTATAATAGCAAAAATGAATTATCTATGTTAACTGATCCAAATACTTTTGATCAAAAATGGAAAGAATTCTTTTACAACTCGTACCATAAAGGAATTCTTTTAGAGAATGATTATGATGAAAATTTACAATATTTTGATTTACAATATTCCGATGATATATCTGAAATTTTTGAAAAATATAAAGAAATAGAAAAGTTTTATAATGTAGATATTTTTAAGAATAAATCTTATGATTTACTTATTGAATTTTTATACCAATATTTTGAAATAATGGAAGAAATATATCAAGAAAATCCCGATAATGAAGAAGATTTTCTAGAATATAATATATATGAAAGATAAATATGATAAATTAATGATACAATATGGAGGATCCGTGCCATTTAGTGTTCTCGCTAAAGAACATAAAAAATATAAAAAAATTACTAATAAGAATAAAAAAGATAAAAATACTAAAAAGAAAAATTTAAAGAGACAAAATTGTAATGAAACTTCTAATAGTAATAGTCCTGATTCTCTCGGATTTTGTTCTAAACGAATTCCTGATGGAGTAATGTTAAAGGGTAAAGATGGAAAAATATATCGCAATAAAAATAAGAAATGGATTAAAGTAAATTAATTAAACTCTCCTGTAAAATAAACAATAAGGGAATTGTTTTAAAACATCTGATTCTGATATTTCAGAAACATTTGAATCATTATATATTCTCCAAGAATTATCTAAATTATTTTTACATATCGCATAATAGTGTCCCCCATTTAAATTCCCCGATTGAATACACATTCCTGATAAAGTGTATTCTGAACTATTATCACTGTAATTTATTGTATAATCACCCATACTCAAAGATATAGGAAATTCTATGTATACATCATTTTTTCTACCATCTTTAAATCTTTTTAAAAGAATGATCAGTACATCTGATGATTCCCATAACATTATTTTTCTTTCTGGTTCTACATTACATTTACATTTGTCACACTTCCAAGAATTATCACAATCTAATTTCTCTATCGCTGTATATGTATCTAAACAATCTTTTAGTGTAACTGTGTCACTCTTTGGTATTTCCAATGATAATACCATAATCGGATCGTGATTAGTCGTTACATAATCACACTGAGTACAACTTGTAACAGTTAATAGTTGTGAATAAAATTTTTTTATAATATACGAATAGTCATCTTCAAAAAATCTCTTCCAACCTTCTATAGATTTATATGCAATCTTATCTAATTGAGTTTTAGCCGTGCCATTCACAGTTATTTTTACCTTTTTTTTAATAGACTCGTGTAATAATTCCATTAATAATGTTAAGAATTCATCTACATCATTCTGATGGAAGTTATAAAATATTTTATCCTTTTCTCTACAATGTGAGATAAATGATTTTAAAAAATTTTGAGGATTAATAGATGAATTGCAACTATTATCCCATATATTCATTTGTAATTGAATCCATTGATTCATTAATTCAAAATCTTTTTTCCCCTGATATTTTAGACAATCATTCATAAATACATCATTTTTTGGATGAAATTCTAATAAATGACTTAAACACTGTAATGCAGAATTCATATAACACGTATTTCCTAAATTATGAAATCCTTTATTTCCTGAATTCATATTTATATTTTATAATTTTCTTATTCTTTATGTAATAAAATATACTTTATTGTATATGAAATATAAATTTAAAAATGATGATTTAGTTTTAACATCGTTTCCATTATCTTATGAAATTAGAAGAGGTAACCCCCTTTTAACTGGTAAAGATATAACTGTTTTTAACAGTAGTGTCATAAAACTGAAAAATTCTTCCAATTATTTAGTTGCTAGTAGAGGATGGTATGGCGATGTTCGTTCTTGGGATGGCATCAATTTTATTATATTAACGATCATCAACAAAAATTATAAAAAGATTCATCAAAATGTTCTTGATATTGATAAGAATGTTTTAGAAGAACAATCATTAAAGTTTAAAGAATACAAAAATAGAATGATAGTTCATCGCCAACAAGTCACAGAAGGACCCGAAGATCCTAGACTCTTTTATTATAAAGATGAAGTTTACATTTTAGTTAATGAAATTGATGATATTGATAAAAAACCTAGAAAAAGACTTATGTATATATCACCGATTGATGTAAATACTCTTAATTATAAACGTCCTAAAAGTTTAGTGTGTAAATCATTATCTTCAAATTTTGAAAAAAATTGGGGAACTTTCATTTATAAAGATAAATTACATATGTTATATGATGTTAATCCTTTAAAAATAATGAGAGTAAATTCAAATTATGAATGTAAAATGATAATCAATAAATCAGATAGTTTAATCAGTAAATTAGAAAAAAGTTTCGGTGATTTAAATTTTCACTTAAGAAATAGCACAAATTTAATCAAAATGGGTCAAAATTATTTAGGATTAGGTCACGCCGTTTTGGATTATAAAGATAATCCTGAAATAAATAAATTATTAATCCCAACTATGGATACATCCAATTATAATAAATATGATAAAGAGTATTTTAAGAGATTCTTTAAGTTTTATTTAGGATTTTTCTTTAGCTTGGATATGAATAAAGGTGAAATTAAAAGTATAAGTCCCTTTTTTCAACTCCCTAGTAGAGAATCAAAACAAGAACTAATCTTTTTCCCCACATCCATTTTTGAAGATAAAAACAAATTTATCAATATTACTTATAGTTTAGGCGACAATC